AACGCACCCATAGCTCTTGAGTATACAGCACCGTTATCAGTACACCACTGCTTTAAGTATGCTGTCTGCTCACCAGTACGACAAGTATCGTGTACTGTAGGTGTTACGCCTGGGAACCCAGTTGCGAAAGTTTTTAGGGTAGTTACCCCACTAGCTAACTCGGCAGCACTATGGGTATCGATAACTACATGTACATTCCAAGCCATGTTTAAGTATCTTTATATGTATTTAGATGTCACAAATCCCTTGTATAGAATTAGGATCTTGGGGAACCATAAGTTGCTTACCACCATCCTTCTTCGTAAGTAGGACAGGAAAACCAGACTCCACCATGTCAAGGTACTTATCTTTTTCCTTTTCTAATTGTTCTTCTGTAATTTCAATCACCTAATAATCCCCTTGTAGTTTCTTTACCCATTCCTTACGCCCACAATAACCGTGGGCATCACCAGTTTCCTGATTGTAATGCTCATTAGTATGTAGTACCTCTATCATTAGAAAGATACCAATGGTCATCATGGGTATCATCCATAGAGGATGTCCAAAGACTTCACAGAATTCTTTGTAGTAATCTTCAAACTTCATAGCAGTAAGGCATGAAAAAAGGGAGTCCGTAGACTCCCTTCTAATTATATCACATTTGTGATCAGAATGCCCACTTAGCACCCAATTTAGCACCGTATCCGTTGTCTACGTCGCCCTTAGCAGTAGCGAATGAAACTTCGCCATAAAGTCCAAGAGACTCAGTAGCAGCGAAAGATACGCCACCCTTTCCTGAGAATTGTGTATCTGTACCATCTACACCATCAGTTGCCTTAACAGCAGGTCCACCTTGAACATAGTATCCAAGTTCTCCAGCTGTACCTTCGTATCCAATATGGATATCGGTAGTAGCATCTGTATAATTAGAACCAGTTAGATTTGCATTGGTTTCTACGTTCACATAAGGACCAGCAAAAGCGGCTCCTGAGATTAGTAGAGGGGAAGCTGCGAGAGCAGCGATTGTTGTTCTGATTGACATTTTAGTTCTTATTGTCTCGTAAGGATAAAAAAATACCCTACGGATGTTAGACCTCCTCGACGTGGAAGTCTGTTTACATTCTACGCAGGGGTACGATCTTTCGAGTCCTTTGTATGAAGTTGTGTTACAACTGTCACACTGTTGTGTGTGCCAGTTCATGATTTATTTATAACACGGGAAGACTACAAAAGTCAACCCCTAGTGGACAGTTTCTCTTCTGACACAAGGTATGCCAAGGCTTCTTGCTTGTGGGTTGGTTCATGGAAGGTCATATAGTCGAAGTCTTTGTCTCCACAGGTGTGTGTATGAACTGTCACGTCACCCTCATATTCTATAGGTTTCTGCTTCCGTATTAATTGTTTAAAAGTGGGAGGATCCCAGTCTAGATGGGTACTTCTACCTAACCCAGATGGTCTACGATCAGTCCAGACATCAAAGTATAATGATATGTTTGTCTCTACGTTAGGTAGTTCCATGTATGAATATTCACCACGAAACAGAGTAAGCTTTGCTTCCTCTTGATACACCCACAAAACTTTGTTTGCTTTGATATCACCATATTTCATATCGTTAAGCATGAGACCTGAGCATGAGTTATACAGGTCAACCACACCCACCCACTCAGGATGAATCTTCTCCTCTACACTCTCATCACTGTCCCAATGAGGACCAGTGTATGTGTGACCGTCTGGTGGTATGTACACCCAGTACTCCATACCTAAGCATGGTTTGATAAAGAATCTCTTGTATAACTTCTGGAGATAGTCCTCCACTAGGTTACGTGGTTCATCATCATAACCTATCCAAAAATTCTCACGACCAATCTTCTTGAGTTGATCGCTCAAGTGGTAGTTGGTCTTGCCATCATGTATGTGTCTGTATATCTTATACCAGTTCATTCAAAGTAAAGAGACTCACTAATTCTACATTGCTGTCCTTGAATAACTTGTCTGCTTCACCATCATCCTGACGGTCCACAATACAAACCACTCTGTTGACTACGTAACCTGCTTCTCGCAGGATCTTTACTGCTTTGATAGCAGAGTTACCTGTTGTGATTACATCCTCTAGGAGAGTCACCACAGACCCTATAGGATGGGTTGGTCCCTCTACCATTGCCTGAGTACCATACCCCTTAGGATCTTTACGTACTAGCATAGCATCTAGTCTACCTGATGTAATAGACACACCTGTTGCTAGTGGGTCACCACCTAGGGTAACACCTGCTACTGCTACAGCATCCTGATCCACTTCCTTGAGTAGTGCTGGTGCTATGAGTTTAATGCCCTCGTTGCTAAGAGAGATGGGCTTACAGTTAACATAATGCATACTGGTCTTACCTGAAGACAGTATGATGTCACCATACTTGTACCCTTTCTCCTTAATTAAATTTAATAGTGTCATTTTTTTATGTCTATGAAGATAAACTCCATTGGTTCTTCTGAATAGTTATACGCTTCATGTATGTGATCTTGTACATCCCATACAGAAAACTTACCTGACTCCCAACAGTTAACTTTCTTACCCTCCCATATCATATAACATTTCTCTGGGTCAACTACAAGAGGAATATGTATCCTCCTATACTTGTAAGGATATACGTCAGGATCCCTGTGCTTAGGCAACTCTGTGTTTGGATGGAACAGAGCACCAGTAGCAAACAAAACCTCATCTCTATCTAATATCTCTACGATCTTAGGGTCATCCACAAGGGAAGTACGCACCCCCTTAAACCCTCTGGTTCCTTTCAACCAGCACATATCTATAGGTTGGTTGGAATATCCTTCTGCTGTCGGTGCCTTACGATAAGGCAACTCAGTTGTCATACCCCATTCATATATGATTTGTAGTTCTTCGTCAGTCAACATCAGGTTTAAAATAATCTTTTTTCATATACCTGCCCAGTATATTACTGTTGTAATAGGCAGGAGTTCCATCTATATGTTCAGTGAGTACATTATTTAGAAAAAGTTGTCTTGTCTCTTCGTAGTTTACCTTTCCAAGGGTGGTGTGAAGTGAGATAATTTCTCTCTTGAAGTTGGATTTTCCAAGAGATTTAACATCGGTCTTAAGTTCTGCAGAACTTCCGTAGTAGTTCTTCCAGTCGCTCTCAGACGTAACCCTCCGTTTCCCTTTCCCACTTCTAGGCTTTCTACGCTGTGTAAAATACTTTCTTCCGATGTATTGCCTACCCGATTCGTTATTTGTAATACGGTAGACGTAACCGAAGAAATCGTTAATGTCATTAGAAGTAAAAGTTGTACCCTGATAGGTCCAGGGGTTCTCATAACTTCCTTCATCAGTTTGTTTAGTTGTTTCATTCTTGGTATCCTTCTTCATCATCATAGAACCCATCGTCACTACTGTTATTCCTGTCGGAATATACTTCAACTTTAAGTTCTGCTAGGACTTCTTCCAACTGTTCGAGTAGCTGCTTCAGTCTCCTTTTCTCCATAAAAATATCCCCGACTACTATATGTAGCGGGGATGGAAATTAAGAGTTAGTTCTAGACTGCAGTCATGACACGCTTGGTGCCATCCTTAGTGACATGGAATTTTACACCTCTGTAAACTTCCACACGTTCTATAGATTTAGGTGACTGGTCTGGACGATTCTCAGTATCATATCGGATACCTCGATAAGTAACTTGTGCCATTGGATTACTCCTAAAGTAGTTGGGTTTTTAATCCGTTCCTTTAGTCAACTTATGCGTCCCCCACTAGAGGGAATGAACGATCCGTTCCGAGTTGGCTTACTTGCGACCCCTTATGGGGTTGAACGATAAGGATATGCTAACACATCCATAGTATATAGTCAAGCACTGCTGTATTAGTTGATACAAAACTTAAAAAACCCTACACGGAAAAAATTTCCCGAATTTTTTTTCGACTTTTTTTGATGCCACAAGACGGATTTGAACCGCCGACCTTGGCTTTACAAAAGCCCTGCACTACCGCTGTGCTATTGTGGCAACCATTCTACCCAACCAGTACATATATATTTCTCTTGTGTCTGGCTGATCTCACCCACGTGCTTGTGTGTGATACCTGCTGGAAATATAACTGTCTTACCTTTCCTAGCACTGATTGTCATGTCATTGTTGACCATGATAGTACCACCATCAGGTACATCATTTAAGTATGTTATGTAGACTAACACACGTGACATCACCTCTGCTTCAGCATCGATGTGTGGGAAAAAGAATCCACCTCCAGGTTTATAGTACTGTACTTGGGGTAGAGTTCTAATACCTATGGGTGGTGGAAGTTCAAAGTGATCCCAATAATCATTATAGCATACTGTGATCCAGTTCATATAATCTTGGAGACCCCAGACATCATCACCTATGACACCCTGCCATACATCTTCAAAGGATACCTCCATGCTATCCTTTCTCTCTGGTTTTATGTCTGACTTATCACCACCTCCTACCTTACCTGGTTCAGTTAACCCTTCTCCATGGGCAACCTTAAACATATCAATGATCTTGTCACATCCATCATGATCATACCAGTAGTCTCTAATATACCTATCCGTCATGCTCTGCTAAGTATTCTTTCTCCTTAGAGTAGAATTCTGACAGACTAGATGAACAATCAGGTGGTTCAGGTGTCTTATAACCATTTCTTTTCTTCCATTCATTATACATTGCTCCCATCTGCCACGATTGAGCAAGACTCTTAGGTCCATTCCTAAGTAACTCTTCTTGTTTACCAGTGTAATAAGGAATAGATTCCTCTCTCCAATTACTCTCGTCCCATTCGGTAATCATTCTAGTATCTCCTTAAGGTTCGTAAGTATATATCTATAAGCATCTACTATATTACCTTCGTCTTTTCTGAAGAGATCTTTATCGAAACTCTTACCATCCTTCCACAGTCTAAAGTTATCAGGTGACAGTTCATCAGCAAGGAACAGATGACCTTTATCATCCACACCATACTCTAACTTATAATCTACTACTGTCAGTCCCATCTGTCCAAATATTTTCTGGAAGTGGAAGTTCAATTCAGTTGCTCTACGTCTGAATGTCTTAGGATCATACCCCATCAGACTGACTCTATCATCAGTTAACAAGGGATCATTCTTCTCATCACACTTGTAGTTGAACTCAACTAGAGGTGGATTAAACCTTGTACCTTCTTCTATAGGTGAGTCCCTACAAATACCACCTGTTGCTATGTTCCTAAGGATAACTTCGACTGGTATAATCTTAAGCTTCTTAACACACAATGCTCTGTGCGTAGGCATACTTAGGTAGTGTGTAGCACATACATGTTCTCTGTCTAGGTACTCAAAGAATAGTTTAGAGATCTCACAACAGATAGCACCCTTATCCTCAGGGAAGTCTACCTTCCTACCATTACCTGCTGTTACTTTGTCTTCAAACTGTATCAAAAGTTGATCGGGTTTGTCAGTACCAAAAAGTGTCTTGACCTTACCCTCCATAATATATGTCATGTTGGTAACTCTCCTCCTTCATGTAAATCTTTTATAGGAAATGTAATCATCTTCTCCCAAGGAGAATAGTTATCAAAGAGAACTGCTGCATTAGTACCACTAATCCTCTGAACAAATCCAACATACCCACTGTAGATAGAGGTAGGATTCTTAATTGTAACTGTAGTGCCTGGTAAAATCATACACTTATAACCTGAGTGACTTCTGGCCAGACTTCTTGTATCTTACGTTCAATACCCATTGTTAATGTCTGAGCACTCATAGCACACCCAACACAAGCACCAAGCATTCTTACCATAACAATAGGACCATCCTTAAGATAATCTATAGCAACAAACTCAAGGTACCCTCCATCTGATTCAATGTAAGGACGGAGTTCATCTAAGACATCATTAACATTCTTGTCTGTTAGTTCCATCATCCTTGCCAGAGCATGTCAGGCATTGCCTGTGGTTGTTGCCTACCTATGGTAAGCATGAGGATAAAGTATCCTACGAACCATATTATATTAAAGATCCATGCCTGTCTGAATAGGTACTTTCTAATACCCATAGCAACGAACACTTTCTTTACATCAGCAGGCTCGTCTTCACTACCCCTTGCTCTAAGTATCTGTTCTATGATCACAGCAACGAGTGCACCTATCACTAATGGATAGAACACAAAGTTTGCGAATGACATTATTCCTATTAAGAAAAGCATTAGTTTTTAATCCATCTCGGTAAGTAAAATATTAACCATGCCAATGTCCAGAAGGTTATCAATACTACTATATGTAGAACTCTACTAGAGTTAACTATCAGTCCACAAGTTACTAATGATATCCATAACCAATCCAAGGTGCCATGTATTCTCCACCACCATTTATCACCTAGCTTCTTCATAACCTTATCTCTAAGTCTAGAAAAGAAAGGTGACACATGTCTCATCATAACAAACCCTTCATTGAAAAACATGAGGGTGAATCCAATCCAAAAAATCATAAAGTAAATCCTGAGAACGTTTTCTTATCTACATCCTGCTTGATACCACCCACTACATACGATTCTATCTCAGTCTCTTGCGGTGCGTTCTGTTGTCCCTTACTATTGAGCCAGTGTTCTGTCCAAGGTAAAGGATTATTTCTCATGGGTATATCATAGAGAGGATCAAGTCCTAGTGATCTTAGTCTACGGTTAGCAATAAACTCTACGTATTGACATAGTAATTTATCATTCAAGCCTATCATGCTACCATCTTTAAACAAATATTCTGCCCACTCCTTCTCTTCTTCAACACATTTCTTGAACATGTCTATGGTATGTTCCCTTTCCTCCTCTGCGATAGCAACCATTTCGGGGTCGTCTCCTTCTTGCCACTTCTTGATGATCTGTTGAGTAAGGACAAGATGTTGGCTTTCATCTCTGGCGATAAGAGAGATAATTTTAGCGGATCCTTCCATAAGTTTGAGCTCACCAAACGCAAACGAGCAAGCGAAGGAGACATAGAACCTAACGCCCTCAAGAATATTAACATTGATGATGGCACGGTATAATTTTCTTTTGAGTTCTTTGAGTTCATACTGGGATAGGAATGATTCCTTGCTGTCTGGTTTCCAAAGGTTTCCTGTACCCCAGACTTGAGCCTCGTTAATGAGGTCGTTGTAAGCATGTGTTACTGATTCTGCACGTGATAGTATCCTAGCATCATCTAGGATTTTGTCAAACACTTCAGAGGGATCAGGGTAAACGTTCTTAATAATATATGTATAAGATCTGCTATGAATCATCTCCATGAATTCCCAGACCAGCATGGAAGACTCCAGTTCTGGCAAGGAACACCAAGGAATGAATGCCATACCTGGACCCCTACCCTGAACACTATCAAGTAAGATTTGATACTTCAGGTTGCTTGTAAATATATGTTTCTGTTCTGGTCGTAGTGTCTGGTAATCAGCACGATCCTTCTGGAGTGAGACCTCCTCAGGTCTCCAGAAGTAACCCAACTGTTGCTGCGTTAGCTTATCAAACACAGGATACTTATACTTGTCGTACCTTTGGACACCCAGTGGCTGCCCAAAGAACATTGGTTGCTTCGCAGTATCAACATCTCGTGTGTTGAATACTGTTACTCCACTGATGCGAGGATCTTCTCCTCTAAATTGTACAGGACTCACAGGCTTCTTCATCGCTTGTCATTATATTGTTGATTAGATTGTTGAGATAGGTAGTCTTATCTTCAGGTTGATCGTCCTTCCATCCAATTGGATGAGCAGGTTCATCAACATCTTTCTTAGCATCATATGTATTCTGATAGTAAGAAGTCTTCCACCCTAACTTATATGTAGTGAGTAGATCTTGTGCCATTACAGACGTAGGTATCTCGTTGTCAGGGTAATGCTCTGGATTATATGACCAGTTACCACTGATACCCTGATCAAAGAACTTCTGAATCACTGCGGTCACCTTGATGTAACCCTCGTTACTAGGCATATCCCACAGCAATGTGTAACTGTTCTTTAAGTGGGGAAACCCCGGAACAATCTGCTTAAGCGGTCCTTTCTTTGATTTTTTAACGGACAAGTAGTCTCTAGGTGGCTCGATTCCATTGGTTGCATTTGACACAATGGAGCTGCTCTCCGAAGGCATTTGTGAGGACAATGTTGAGTGCCTAAGACCGTAGGTGGCGATAGATGTCCGTAAACTATCCCAATCATAGTTAAGCTCATGAGGAACGATGTCATCGACATCCTTCTTATATGTATCTATTGGAAGTATACCATCAGAGTATTTGGTACGATCAAATGCTGAACATGGTCCTTTCTCTTGTGCTATCTGGTTTGATGCTCTTAACAAATTGTATTGGAATGCCTCAGTCAATTCATGAACTAACTTCCATGCTTGAGGGTCATCATACTTAACCTTATTCTTAGCAAGGTAGTGTGCTAGTCCAATGTATCCTATACCTAATGACCTACGTGCTAGTGTGCTACGTTTAGCAGCAGCAACAGGGTACTGTTGATAGTCAATCAGTTCCTCTAGTCCTCGGACTGCTAGGTCACATAGTTCTTCAAACTCTTCTAGTCTATTGATCTTACCTACATTGATAGCAGATAATATACACAGTGCTATCTCTCCATCAGCATCATCGATGTGATTGATAGGATCAGTAGGTAGAGTGATCTCTTGGCAAAGATTACTCATGTTAACCTTGTCCTTGAATGAGGAGTGCTCATTACAGTGATCGATGTTCATGATATAGATACGACCTGTCTCTGCTCTCTCCTTAAGTAGATCTAAGATGAGATCCTGTGCCCCTATTGTTTGCTTGGGGATGGAATCATCTGCTTCATACT